TACAATTTCCGGCGTAGAAAGGCAAAGCTGAAGGGCCTGCCGCCTGCTATTTACAGACAACAAGCCCTTTCGGTAGCTTGAACAGTTTTTGTTCTATATTTTTGTCTAACTTTTTGGGGTCAATTCACATCCGGGACTTATGGCTTTTATACTGAACTGATATTTCATGAATACCATGAAATAAGCGTGTTTCTTGCGCGGCATTCTCTGCCGGGTAAGGGATACGCTTTTTGTTTTGCTCATCATATCAATCCCCGCTGCCGCTCTCCGCCATTTCTCCGTTTTGATTCAAATCCAAAATCAAATCAAAACGGAGGAAAAAATGAAATCAATAAATCTGCGGGTATATTATCCCGATCAGTACAGTGAAGATGTATATGTTGAGGTTGCCGATGATGTTGCGGAATTTCTGGAAGAACAGCGTCCGAAAGAAGCAAGTGCAACCCGGAAGAAATACCGGCACAAAGCACATTATTCCCTTGATGCCGGAGATGGTATCGAAAACGAAACACTTCAAAGGATTCTTGCAGAGACGCAGCAGGATGAACAGCTGAGAATGCAGCTTGAAACGGCTATGGCTTCCTTGTCTGCAATACAGCGCCGCCGCGTTTACAAACACTTTTATCTCGGACAGAGTTATACAGATATTGCCCGGGATGAAAATATCGCTGTGAATTCTGTAAAGGAATCTATTTTGAGTGGTATAGAGAAACTGAAAAAATATTTTTGTTAATATTTCATGAACAACCCTCAAAAAAGGCTTGAAAATGTCATGGTGAGTGAAAGGTACATAATCTTTCTCTACATCGACCGGTAACAGTTTAACTCCGACCGGTGTGCAGGTTCCTTGACAACCACATACCCCCGGCAGATAACGAACTTTCCGGAACAGCCAAACCGAAGGGTACGCCATGACCGGCAGCAATGCTGAGAGCGATGGCGGAATCATCCGCTTACCATCTTCGGAGAAGTCAGATAGTCTCTGATAGGCGATGACAACGGAAAGCTGAGACTCCCCACCAGCTATGAGTCCGAGCGTGATAACAACCGTCGCAGGCGATAGGGTGAGAGGTTCCAATGGATGTACGAGTGCCGACAGCTTAAGGCAGTCTTGCCGGGGATGAAAATTCTATCAGAGAGGAGGTGACTCCTTCGCCTGAACTTGTTCAGGCTCTGATAATGAAAAAGTCAGAAAAATTCAATTCTTCCGGCTATCTTGATCTGACTGCGTATCAAGCTCTGAAAAATATTGAGCGAGAAAATGCGGAAATGCAGATACCAGAACGCAAGCGGAAGAAACGAAAGAAAAAACGCAGGAAAGCTGCTAAGAAGTAGCCGGTACATACCTGCGTAAGATCAAAGATTTATATCAAGAGCTGACAGCAACCGGGCATTCCGCAAATATGCCCCCGAACACCGCTGTCAGCTTTTTCATAAGTCTTTGAATATGTCCATGAAAGGAGTTCATGATGAAGCAGACCCTCCCTACAGAAACCGATGTCCGTGACAATCTTGTGGATATCCGCGAGGTATCCGTGGAAAAAGACCTTCCGAAAGAACAGCGGATCGAATCCTTCGTCCGTCAGATCAAAAATCCATACCGCTTCCGCTGCGGGGATTTCGTTGTCAATGCAAGTTTCAGCAGCGGCGGATTAACCTTGGAAGAATGTCTGAAAGGAATTTTACGATGAGTGACAAACTCGACACCGCCCGCAGGTCATGGTATAATGATTCCGGAAAAGGATAAATAACCTCATAACCACTCATTTCACTGCGGGACATTCCGGTGTGAAAGGAGTGCTATTATGCCTAAATTCAAAGCGGCGGCGTATATCCGCCTGTCCTACACGGACGACCGTTCCAGCGAAAGTGACAGTGTATCCAATCAGCGGAAACTGATCGAAAACTTTGTGGAACGGAACCCGGACATTGAAATCATATCCGAAAAGATTGACGATGGGTACAGCGGTATCATCTTCGACCGTCCGGCATTCAAGGAAATGATGCAGGACGTGACGGATGGGAATATCAACTGCGTCATCGTCAAAGACCTGTCCCGATTGGGTCGTGAGTACATCGAAACCGGACGGTATCTGCGCCGTATCTTTCCTGCTTACGGAGTACGGTTTATCGCTATTACCGACAACATCGACACGGCTCACGAAAACAGCGGCGATGATCTGACTGTATCTGTCAAGAACATCATGAACGAAGCCTACTGCCGTGATATTTCCATCAAAACCCGTTCTTCTCTGGATATCAAAAGACGGAACGGTGATTTCGTAGGAGCGTTCACGGTGTACGGTTACATGAAATCCGAAGAAAACAAAAATCAGCTTATCCCCGATCCGTATGCTTCCCGTGTGGTGCAGGATATTTTCCGTATGCGTCTGGACGGCTCCAGCGCATCTCGGATTGCCAATGAACTGAACCGGCTCGGTATTCTGTCTCCGCTGGCATACAAGAAAAACTGCGGTCTGCCGTATGCCCGGAATGGGTATGCGGACAAAGAGGACTGTAAATGGTCGGCTACCACGATCATCCGAATTTTGCAGGATGAAACCTATACCGGAGTTCTGGTACAGGGCAAGCAAGGGACACCGCATTACAAAATCAAGCAGATGGAACAGCGTCCGGAATCCGAATGGATAAGGATTCCCAATGCCCATGAACCTCTTGTCAGCAAACAGGACTTCGATCTTGTACAGCGTATCCGGCAACTGGATACCCGGACTTCTCCCAAGGAAGATACCGTGTATCTGTTTTCCGGTGTGCTGGTCTGCGGATGCTGCGGTGCCAGAATGACCCGCAAGACCAACCGCTCCGGCGGCAAGGAGTATCATTATTACTACTGTCCCACCGGAAAGAAAAAAGGCTGTGCCAATCCCACCATGCTCAAAGAAAGCGATCTGGTGGAATGTGTACGTCTGAGTCTGAAATCCTATATTGATAATGTAGCCTGTTTGGAAACCATGCTGAAAAGCATCGACCAGAGCAGTATTAATCAGGCACTCATCCGGGAATACATGGAGCACATCAAACTCAATGAACAGCGGCTGGAAAAAGCGGTGGAATTCAAAACCCGGCTGTACGAAAGCCTTGTAAACGGGGTTCTGACCAAGGAAGAATATACATCCTACAAAGCCAAGTACACTAAACAGGCGGAGGACATCCGGGAGAGTATCCGGGTTCTGAAGGAAAAACTGGAGGAAGTCCGGGAAAACAAAAGCGAACGGAACCGCTGGATTTCTCATTTCACGCAGTTTTCTTCACTGGAAACCTTAGACCGCAAAGCGGTGATTCACATGATAAAGAGCATCCATGTTCTTGGCAAAAATGAGCTGAAGATCACCTTTGCCTACGAAGATGAATATGCAAAGGCACTCAAGCTCATTTCATTGGCGGAACAGAAAGAAGTCAGAAAGGTTGGATAAGATATGGCACGGAAAAGCCGAAAAGAAACCATACCGGTGATGATACCGGAAACTGAAAATACCTGTCGTGCCGCTGTCTATGTGCGGCTGTCTGTGGAGGATACGCACACCCATACCGTTTCCATCGAAACACAGCAGATGATTATCACAGCCTTTCTGGAAAGCAATCCCGAAATCAGCGCATATGACACATACATCGACAACGGCGTAAGCGGAAGAACCTTCCACCGTCCTGCATTTCAGAGAATGCTGAACGATATTGAGGACGGCAAGGTAAACTGCGTGATTGTCAAAGACCTGTCCCGGCTCGGCAGAAACTCCATTGATACAGGCTACTATATCGAACAGTATTTCAGAATCCGTAACATCCGCTTTATCGCCGTTACGGAAAACTATGATACTTCCGCTCCTGACGATGGCAGTAATGGAATCCTGATTCCGCTGCGCAACATGATAAACGAGGCTTATGCGATTGATATAAGCCGGAAGATCAAAGCACAGCAGAGACAGGCGATGAAAGATGGCAAGTTTGTTGGTTCCCGGACACCATTTGGATATGTTAAAGCATTGGATGACTGCCATCAGCTTATCCTTGATCCGGCTGCTGCTGTGGTGGTGCAGAAGATATTCCTGTGGGCATCGGAAGGTGCAGGGCTGAATACCATTGTCCTCCGGTTAAATAAGGAAGGGTGTATTACACCAAGTCATTATAAGCAGTCTTTAGGGGAAATCTCGCATGAAAATCTGCTGGGTAATGGAAAATGGCAGACACGGACGGTAAACAAGATTCTCCACTCCCCTGTTTACACCGGTGATCTGGTACAGGGGCGTTCTAAAGTGATTGACCACAAACAGGTGCCCACCGCCAAAGATGAATGGACAACTGTATGCGGTACTCATGAAGCCATCATCAGTCATGAACTGTATGACAGAGTTCAGCAGATTCTTGATAATACCGCAGAAATCCATAAAAGCAGAACAGTAAATTCTTATACCCCGAATATTATAAAAGGTAAGATTTTCTGTTCCCATTGCGGCGGAAGCCTGCATCGGCAGAGAAACATTCGAAAAAACAGTACAGAATACCGGTATCACTGTATCACACGCACCCGTGCCGGTGTGGAATTCTGTCCCGATAGTAAATCCATACGGGAAGATAAACTGCTTTCAATCCTTGCAGATATGCTGGAACAGGAGCTGGACACTACGCTCGGTACATATTCGCTTTCCCTGATCGAAGATTCCCGTCAGCTTGCGGAACGTACCGAAATCCAGAACAAAATCACAAGCCGCAGACAGGAAATCGAACGCCTGCGCGGTCTGGTGAAAGGTCTTTACGAGAACTTCATTCAGGATATTCTCACTGTGGATGAATACTTTGATTACAAGCAGAAATATGAAGCAAAAATCACACAGCTTTCCGAAGAAGTAATTCAGCTTGAAAACGGACTGAAAACCATCGAAAAGCAGATCGAACAATACCGGAATCTGAAACAGGATGCAAAGAGCATCAAGGAAGATCGTGAACTGACTGCTGCGCTGATTGACCGTCTGATAGATCGGGTTGAACTTTCGCCGGACAATCAGATCACCGTGAAGTATAAGTTCCGGAGTGAATTTCAGAATTGTGAGGAGGTGCTGAACCGATGCAGAAATATGTGATTGCTCTCTATATCCGTCTGTCCATAGAGGACTATAAATACGAAAGCATGAGTATCGAAAATCAGCGCCTTGTTCTGAATGCTCATGCCGCATCCATGCCGGAGTATGATAATGCGGAAATCCTTGAATTCGTAGACAACGGTTATACCGGCACGAACTTTGAACGTCCGCAGGTGCAGAAACTCATTGAAATGGTGCGGGAAAACAAAATCGACTGCATCATCGTCAAGGACTTCTCTCGCTTCGGACGGAACAGCATTGAAACCGGATACTTTCTGGAACGGGTATTTCCGCTGTTCCATACCCGGTTCATCTCCGTCAGCAATGACTATGACAGCAACAATTTCAAAGGCGATACCGGCGGTATGGATGTCGCATTCCAGTATCTCATCAGCGAATATTACAGCCGGGATATGTCCATCAAAACCAAGAGTGCCAAGTACGCCAAGATGCAGCGCGGGGAGTATCAAAGTAAAATCTGTCCCTACGGTTATCAGAAAAGTGCGAACGGCAGAATGGAACCCGATCCCGAAACGGCGGATGTGGTCAGACTGATCTTCCGGTTATCTTCGGAAGGAATCAATGCCACCGAAATAACAAGAGAACTGTTCAAGCGCGGAATTCCCACTCCAGGCGAATACAAGG